GTAACTGGTGTGGAAAGGAGGAGAAAGATTGTGAAAGTTGTTCTTGATATAGAAACAGACCAACTAGATGCTAGTGTTGTTAATTGTATTGTAGCTAAGAATATAGATACAAACTTAGTAACAGTATTTGACCCAGACAATATACATGTATTTAAAAACTGGTCAAAAAATATTGAACAGTATATTATGCATAATGGTTTATCTTTTGATGCTCCTGTTCTTAACAGATTGTTAGGAACAAATATTAAACCATCACAAGTATTAGACACATTAATTTTATCACAGTTATTTAATCCAATGAGAGAAGGTGGTAATGGATTAAGAGCATGGGGTGATAGATTTAAATTTCCAAAAGGTTCTATAGAAAACTTTGCAAAGTATACAGACGAGTTAAAAAAGTATTGTATACAAGATGTGGAGATAACACACAAGCTATACGAATACCTAAAGAAAGAAGGTAAAGGTTTCTCAAAGTCATGTATTGACTTAGAGCATCAAGTAAGAGTTATACTTGACCAACAAGAGAAAAATGGATTTGCTTTAGATATAAAGAAAGCAATGTTGTTACTTGGACAACTGTCAGATGAAGCTAGTCAGTTAGAAAAGTGGGCAATAGAAAGGTTTGAACCTACGAAAGTAGAACTAAAAACAAAGACCAAGTACATACCTTTTAATATTGGTTCTAGACAACAGATAGCTGATAGACTTATGGCTATAGGTTGGAAACCAAAGAAGTTTACAGATAAAGGTAATGTAATTATTAACGAAGAAGTATTAGACACTATTAATATGCCTGAAGCTAAAAAGTTTTCAAGGTTCTTTTTATTACAAAAACGTGTTGCACAAATCAAGTCATGGATTGAATCATTTAACGATAAAACTGGTAGAGTGCATGGTAAAGTAATGACCTTAAAAACTATAACAGGTAGAATGGCACACAATAGTCCTAATATGGCTCAGATACCTGCTGTTCGTTCTCCCTATGGTAAAGAATGTAGGGACTGTTGGACAGTAGGTAACATACATACTCATTCAATAGTGGGTACAGATGCTAGTGGATTAGAACTTAGATGTCTGGCTCACTTAATGAATGATAAACAGTTTACTGATACCCTACTAACTGGAGATATACATACGCATAATATGAATATGGCAGGTCTCACCGATAGAGACCAAGCAAAGACTTTTATATATGCTTTTATGTATGGTGCAGGACCTGCAAAGATAGGTCAGATAGTAGGAGGAGGTTCAAAAGAGGGAAAGGTGTTGATAGATAGATTCTTAAAAAGTATGCCATCCCTTAAACGTGTACGTGACATTGTAACTAATACTGCCCAAAAACATGGTGTTATAAAAGGCATAGATGGTAGGTTGTTGCGTACACGTAGTCCACACTCTGCTCTTAATACCTTAATACAAGGTGCAGGAGCAGTCGTGTGTAAGTTGTGGTTGGTAAACATTATGAAAAGAACTACGTCTTCTAACTTAGATGTAAAGTTAGTTGCTAGTGTTCATGATGAGTATCAATTTGAGGTTGTAAACAAAGATGTGCAGGCATTTTGTAAGATAACTAAGTATGCTATGAAAGATACTGAGAAACAATTACAGATGCGTTGTCCGTTAGATAACGAATATAAGGTAGGAAAAACATGGGCAGAAACTCATTAGAACCTAGTATTGAAAATCGTAAGAAGTTTGATATAGATTTACAATACGGAAAAGTAAGAGAGAAGAATGTAGCATCTATGTTACAAGACAAAAAGATTGAAGTTAAATCTGAAAGAGATATGTGGCAGCGAACAGGTAACATTGCAATAGAGTATCAATGCTATGGTAAACCTAGTGGTATTGATGCCACCACATCTGACTATTGGTTTCACAATCTTTGTATCGGTGAAGAAACTTTTGCTACTTTGGTTTTTAAAACAGATAGTCTAAGAAAGATAATTAAAAACTTAGATAATAAAAAATCAGTATCAGGGGGAGATAACAATGCATCTCGTATGTATTTGTTAAATATACAAAAGCTTTTTTCTTCAGATGTTATAAAAGCTTTTAAAGAAAGTGCTTGACATATAGTATATGTTTTGCTATAATTATATTTTTAACTATGAAAGGAGACAGTAATATGTCCGTAATACAGGGAAAAGCCTATTGGGCTTCATTAATAAATCCAAACACTACATTTGATAGTGATGGTACTTGGAGTATAGACGTTAGCTTAGACGAGAAGAATAAGAAGATTGCTGAAGCTGATGGTCTTGCAATCAAGAATAAGAATGATGACAGAGGAGACTTTGTTAGCATTAAGAGAAATGTTAGAAGGAAGAATGGAGATTATAATAAAGCTCCAACTCTAATGGATTCTCAAAAGAGAGCTATGAAAGATACCTTAATTGGTAATGGCTCTGAAGTAAGTGTGTTGTACTCTACATACACTTGGGAGTACAAAGGTAGGTCTGGCACTAATGCAGACTTACGTGCAGTACAAGTTACAAATTTAATTCCTTATCAAAATGATATGGAAGATGCATTTGATGTTGTTCCAGATGGATTTGTAGCGAAGGAAGATGCTGAAGTATCTTTTGCTTCTTAATTAACGAAAGGACTATGGGGAGTTCTGGCAAAAACCAACGTACAGTAATCAGCTTGGTCTCCCCATACTTATTTTATGAAAAAAAATATAGATACTTTAGTCAAAGATATTTACTCTTTATTTGATTTAAATACAGAAAATAATATAGACGAAAAAGATTTAGATAAACATTTAAAATCTTTTACAGAAGGTGTTTCTGACACTATTAAAATTTTACTAAAAGAAAAACATAATCCTCAAAGAAACTTAAGGTTATCAGCTATAGGTAAACCAGATAGACAATTATGGTACGATAAAAATATAGAACAAAAGACTACAACATTAAGTCCTTCACTTAGAATTAAGTTTTTCTATGGTCATTTATTAGAGGAAGTATTAATATTATTTTCTAGATTAGCAGGACACAAAGTAACAGGACAACAAAAAGAAATAGATGTAGAAGGTGTCAAAGGACACCAAGATTGTTTTATAGATGATGTTCTTGTTGATTGTAAGAGTGCATCTGGTAAAAGTTTTATTAAGTTTAAAGAGAATAAGTTATCTATTGACGACCCCTTTGGTTATCTACCCCAAATATCTGCTTATGCAGAAGGTAATGGTGTAAATGAAGCAGCTTTTTTAGCAATAGATAAACAAAGTGGAGAAATATGTTTAACAAAAGTACATTCTGTGGAGATGATAAATGCAAAAGATAGAGTTAAGCACCTTAAAAAAGCTTTGGATAGTAATAACCCTCCCAGTAAGTGTTACTCTGACGTTTCTGACGGCATGTCTGGTAATCGCAAGCTTGCTGTTGGTTGTGTTTATTGCAGTCATAAAAGATTGTGTTGGTCTGATGCTAACAATGGTCAAGGACTTCGTGTATTTAAATATGCGAAAGGTAAAAGATTTCTTACACAGGTAAATAGAACACCTGATGTAGAAGAAGTAACAAATTGGTAAAGGAAATAAAATGAAAGCTTACATATTAGAAGCAGTTATGTCTCACTATACAGCAGAGAGAGACAAAGCTTTAGCAAATATTAAGATACATATTAACAATCCTGTAGGTGTAGGTGAACATCCTAAGATTGTAGAAGATGTTATTGATTTAGTACACAAGGCATCTGAAGCTAAAGATGCAATAGAGATGTTACAGACTATAGTAAATAATGAAAAGGACAATTGATTTAGAAGTTTCAGTTATAGCTGATACGCACAAAGAAGAATCAGCAGAAAGAAAATTATTTCTTGCTGTTATCTTTCAAGCTTTATTAGATGCAACGAAACCAAAAGAGAGAAAAGAATCTTCTATTTCTATTATGAATAGAGATAGAGCAGTAGCTTGGTTTTTTTGTAGTACAGGAGTTACTTGTGATAACTTTGAATTTGTTTGTGAACAAGCAGGATTAAATTCAAGTTATACTAGACATTTTGCTTATAAGGTGATACACTCTAAAGAAATTAAATTTGTTAGACAAAAAATTAACGCAGTATTAAATAGTAAATGAGGATAAAATGGGATTGATGGATAAAGCTATAGCAGATACAGTAAAAGATACAAAAGGTTTTAAGAAAACAAATATAGAAAAAGAAGCTAGGATTGCTACAGATAGACAGGTAGGTGGTGACCATTATAAAACATGTAAGATACAACCTGTTGATTATATTGTAGAAAACAATCTTACTTTTCTTGAAGGTAATGTAGTAAAATATATTACAAGACATAGAAGAAAAGGTGAAGGTGCAAGAGATATAGAAAAAGTAATACATTATTGTGAATTAATATTGGAGAAAGATTATGGCAGGGAATAATTATTTACCAACAGAATATCAGATGTTTATTCATGCATCTAGATATGCACGTTGGTTACCTGATGATGGTAGAAGAGAGACATGGATAGAAACAGTATCTAGGTTTAGTAATTTTATGCAGGGTCATTTAGATAAAAACTTAGGTGTAGTATTAGATAGTGAAGTATGGAGAAGAATAGAAGATAGTATTATAGGATTGTCTGTTATGCCATCTATGAGAGCATTGATGACTGCAGGAAATGCATTAGAAAGAGAAAACATAGCAGGATATAATTGTTCTTATATTCCTATTGATAATCCAAAAGCATTTGATGAAGTATTATACATACTTATGAATGGCACAGGTGTAGGTTTTTCTGTTGAAAGACAATATATAGATAAGTTACCTACAATACCAGATAGAGAGTTTGAAAAAACAGATGATGTTGTTTCTGTTAATGATTCAAAAGAAGGTTGGGCAAGAGCATTTAAAGATTTAGTATCTTATTTGTATACCTGTAGAATACCTAAGATAAATATAAGTAAGATTAGACCTGCAGGTGCTAGATTAAAAACATTTGGTGGTAGAGCTAGTGGTCCTCAACCTTTAGTTAATTTATTTGATTTTACTATTGATAAGTTTAAAAATGCTAAAGGTAGAAAACTATCCTCTATGGAGTGTCATGATATTGTTTGTAAAACAGGTGAGGTTGTGGTTGTAGGTGGTGTGCGTAGGTCAGCTCTTATATCTCTGTCTAATTTATCAGACCAGAGATTAAGAGTTGCCAAGTCTGGTGCGTGGTGGGAAACTAATCCAGAAAGAGCATTAGCTAATAACTCTGTAGCATATACAGAGAAACCAGATGCAGGTATATTTATGAAAGAATGGTTAGCATTATATGAAAGTAAATCTGGTGAACGTGGTATCTTTAATAGAAAGTCTGCTCAAGATAAAGCTAGAGAGAATGGTAGACGTAATGCTGATTGGGACTTTGGCACTAATCCTTGTAGTGAAATTATATTAAGACCTAATCAGTTCTGTAACTTAACAGAGGTCGTTGTAAGACCTACAGATACAGAAGAAATACTACATAATAAAATAGAAGTAGCTACGATACTAGGTACAATACAAGCTACATTAACTGACTTTGGTTATCTACGTAAAAGATGGCAAACTAATACAGAAGAAGAAAGATTACTAGGTGTATCTCTTACAGGTATTATGGATAATAGTTTACTATCTAGAATGAGAACTCAATTACCAGATGTCTTACGTAAGATGAGAAATAAAGCTGTATTAACTAATGCAGAGTGGGCAGATAAATTAGGTATACCACAATCAACAGCTATTACTTGTGTTAAACCTTCTGGCACAGTTAGTCAATTAGTTGATAGTGCTAGTGGTATACATGCTAGACATAATCCATATTACATTAGAACAGTAAGAGGAGATAAGAAAGACCCTTTAACACAGTTTATGGCAGACCAGGGTATACCTTGTGAAGATGACGTAATGCAACCTAATAACTCTGTCTTTTCTTTTCCTATGAAAGCAGACCCTAGTGCTATCTTTAGATATACTATGACTGCTATTGAACAGTTAGAGATATGGAAATGTTATGCACAACATTGGTGTGAACATAAACCATCAGTAACTATATCTGTTAAAGAACACGAATGGATTAATGTAGGTAACTGGTGTTGGGATAATTTTGATACACTATCTGGTATATCATTCTTACCTTTCTCCGACCATACATATCAGCAAGCTCCTTATCAAGATATAGATGAGGTACAGTATAATGATTTACAATCTAAAATGCCAAAGGATATTGATTGGAATAAGCTGCAAGATTATGAAACAGAAGATAATACAAGAGGTTCACAAGAGTTAGCATGTAAAGCAGGTTCTTGTGAGTTAGTTGACATATAATGCTAGATTATATTGTGATAGTATTATGTATAGCATTAATATTAAATACACTATATATATAAAAAGTTCTTGACTTTTGTATTTATATATAGTATAATTACATACATGAGTGCCAGAAATGGACTCTTTTTTTAACTTGCTTATTTAAGGAGATAAATATATGTTTGAAGTAGATAACTTTTCAAGACAAGCTATTGGTTTTGATAGATTGTTTGATGTAATGAATAACATAAGAGGGACAGATACAAACTATCCACCTTATGATATTATAAAAGAAGATGAAGAAACTTTTGTTATCGAGTTTGCTTTATCAGGATTTAAGAAAGATGATTTGGATATTGTTGTTAAAGAAAATCATTTGACTATAAAAGGTGATTATGTAAGAGGAGATGATGCTGAATACTTACATAAGGGTATAGCTAAAAGGTCTTTCACAAGGGACTTTGTTCTAGCAGATACGTTAAACGTTGAAGACGTTACTTTCAACGAGGGTATATTAAGAGTAACTCTTAAACAAATTATACCTGAAGAACAAAAACCTAGAAAGATTAATATAAATTAAATAAAATCTATAGGGGAGTTGTAAAAGACTCCCCATTTTTTTGGAGAATAAATGCATATGTTATTAAAAAAACAAATGGTAAACACAGTTTACGTAGGGTATGACCCTAAAGAACATACTGCTTATGAGGTATTAAAATTTTCATTAGAGAGAATATCCACTAAACCTGTTAGAGTTATACCTTTGAGAAGAGATATACTTACAAAAATAGGTATATATACTAGGAAACATAACAGCATTGGTGGTCAAGACTATGATGAAATAGATGGTAAGCCTTTCTCTACACAGTTTAGTTTTAGTAGGTTTTTAATACCTGCACTAAATATGTATGAGGGTTTAGCTTTATATATGGATTCTGATATGTATGTAAGAGCAGATATATCAGAGTTATTTGAAATGTGTGATAATAATTATTATTCTATCCACGTTGTTAAACATAAGTATGAGCCTACAAATAAGAAGAAAATGGATGGTAAAGAACAACATACATATCCTAGAAAGAATTGGTCTAGTTTAATTATGTTTAACTGTGGTCATGAATTAAATCAAAAACTTACACCTCAAGATGTAAACACTAAATCAGGTAGATGGCTACATACTTTTCAATGGTTACCAGATAAAGAAGCAGATATGGGTACAATACCAGAAGAATGGAATTGGTTAGATAATCATTCACCTACAGATATAGATGCTAAAAATGTACATTTTACTACTGGTGGTCCTTGGTTTAAAGATTGGGGTTCTCCAAGAGATAAAGATAATAAATATGCTATTGAATGGTGCAATGATGCTCAATGGTTACAGGCTCAAGGTATATTAGATGTTAATAAGGACTACATGATATGAAGATAAATGTTGTTACATCTTTTAATGAAAACTTATATAATAAATTTGGTACATTATTTTTTAAATCTATTTATGAAAATTGGGAACCTACAATAAAAGTAAAAGCTTATTATCATAAATTTCCTGCCGATAAGTATTCATTAGAAAAACATATTGATTATTCAAATCTTGAAGAACATAGAAAATATAAAAGATTTGTAAAAGAAAATGCTGACCATAATGGTACAGAAAATGGTAACATACCTTACAATGATAAGCTTGATGCTATTAAATGGTCACATAAAATGTTTGCTTTAACTGACCATGCTTTTACATTAGCAGAAAAAGATAAAGAACCAGGTTGGTTAATATGGGTAGATGTTGATTCTTATGCTACTAAAAGATTAACACAAAAAGATTTAGAAAATATATTAACTGATAATGTAGATATAGTGCATACAGGTAATCATTCTTTTATTGCTTTTAATTTAAATAAAAAACCACCACTAGATTTATTATGGGATTTAAGAAGAACCTATATGAATGGTGAGGTTATACAGTATAGAGAATGGACAGATAGTTTTATTCTTGAAAGACTTTTAAATATATATAAAGCACATGGATTAAAAATATATGATGCTAGAGATATAATACCTAATTATATATTACATATGGAAGGTGTTTCTAATTCTAGTATATTACCTTTAAGAGATTCAAAAGGTAATCGTATATTTAATTTATCAAAAGATAAAGTATCACAAGATATTGTACCTGCAAGATATACAAAAAATGCAGAAATTATAAGACATTTTAAACCTAAAACTATATTAGAAACTGGTACATGGAATGGTGGTAGAGCTATAGAAATGGCATTAGCTGCTTTTGAGAATACAGATAAGGTAGATTATTATGGCTTTGATTTATTTGAAGATGCTACAATAGAAACAGATAAAGAAGAGTTCAATGTTAAAGCACACAATACTATGGAAGCTGTAAATAAAAGATTAGAAGAATTTAAAGTTAAGATGAAAGAAAAAAATAAAATATTTAATTTTGTTTTAACTAAAGGTAATACAAGAGAAACATTGAAAGCTTCTAATTTATTTGAGTTTCTACCAGATATTGACTATGCTTTTATAGGTGGTGGTGATAGTATAACCACAAAACAAAGTGATTATGATTGTTTAAAACATATACCTGTTATTGTTGTTGATAATTTCTTTGCTAAAGATAAAGATGGTAACACAGTTAAAACAGAATATTGTGGCACAAATAAATTAAAAGATAATTTACCTAAAGATATTAAAAATAATATACTACCTAGTGAAGACTTAGTAAGAGGTGGTGGTAATACACATTTATTATTAATAGTAAAAGATGATAAATTACCTTCTCCTCCTAGACATTTATTTAGTGTACCTATTAAAGTAAATCCAAGAGATTGCGTGCCTAAAGAAGATATAAGAGGTAATATTAAAACTAATTTTAAACTAATAAATAGATGGTTAGGTAAGTTTCCTATGCATGATAATAAATGTATCATAGTATCAGGTGGACCTTATACAGATTATGCAGAGTTACATGCATTAATTAAATCTAATCCAACAGCAAAGATAGTAGCTGTTAAACATTCTTATCGTAAATTATTAGAACATAATATAAAACCTTGGGCATGTGTAGTATTAGACCCTAGACCTATTACAGGCACTAGCACACATGGTGTAGTTAGAAAAGATTTATTTAAAACTATAGACCCAAGCACTAAATTTTTTGTAGCTTCTATGACAGACCCTTCTGTTACTGAATATTTAATAGAAAGAAAAGCAGATATATGGGGATGGCATGCATTTACAGAATCTTTACGTGACCCTGAAGAACAAAAAAAAGGTATACATAATAACGTAGTAACTCTTAATAAAGATTTAGGATTACCTGAAGGCACTACATTAATTACAGGTGGTACTTGTGCAGCTATGAGAGCATTAGGTATTATGCATACTATGGGTTTTAGATTTTTTGAATTGTTTGGTTATGATTCTAGTGTAGAGGAACCAACAGAAGAACAAAAGAAAGAAACAACAGGTGCTGAAGATGAAAATCCAAGACCTAAATATTTTAAAGTATCTGTTGGTAAAGAAGAGTTTTGGACTACAGGAGAGTTGCTTGCTTTAGCACAGGATTGTGAAAAGTATTTTAATGAATCACCTATGGAAATGGATATTAATTTTCATGGTCAAGGAACTTTGGTTTCTGCTTTATGGAAACTATCTAATAGATATAAATTAAAACAACAATCTTTTCAAGGAGATTTATAATGCAACCTTCTCAAGAATATTATGATTTAATTGATGCATATAAAATAATACATCAAGAAGAAGGTAAATTTAAAGGAATTAGTTTATCACCTCTCGTACCTACTTTAATGAGTATTACTAAAGAAAATAAATGTAAAACATTATTAGATTATGGTTGTGGTAAAGCATTACCATATGATAAAGATAAGTGTGGAGAAGTTGGTTTATTAAAACCTGTTCAAGAATTATGTAATATAGAATCATTTGATTTATATGACCCTGCATATGAAAAATATGCAATACTACCTGATAAAAAATATGATGTAGTAGTTTGTACAGACGTATTGGAACATATAGCAGAACAAGATATAGACTATGTTCTTACTAAAATATTTTCTTGTAGTAATAAAATAGTATTCTTAAATGTTTCCTGTCAACATGCCTTAAAACATTTTAAACAAGGTAAACTTAAAGGTAAAAATTTACATGTATCTGTGTTTGACCCCTCATGGTGGATGCATAAGATAGGAAACATTTGGAATAATTTTAATCATTTAAAAATATATACGTTATGTAAAACTAAAGAAGGAACACATGCTACGTGTATTAAAAAGGAGAAAAAATAATGGCACTAACTGCACTAATAGGACCTGCTAGTAAATTACTTGGTAAGTTCATAAAAGATAAAGATAAACAAATGCAGCTTGCTCATGACCTATCTACTATGGCAGAGAAGCATGCACAAGAATTAGCTAAATCACAAATAGAAGTAAACAAAGAACAAGCAAAACATCCTAGCTTATTTGTTTCTGGAGCTCGCCCTGCAATAATGTGGGTCTGTTGTCTTGGTTTATTATGGCAATTTTTTGTAGGACCTATATTAACTTGGGCTACAGGTATATGGATGCCTGATATAGTACCTCCACAACTAGAAGTAGAAGGATTAATTACATTAGTAATGTCACTTTTAGGATTAGGAGCTATGCGTAGTTTTGAAAAATCAAAGAATGTAGCGAGGGATAATTTAAAATGACAACAATAGTTTTTATGTTAATGGTTTATTTAGGAAATGTACCAGAGCAAGAAAGAATATTATTCTATGATATTAACAGATGTAAATATTTTGCTAGTAGAATTATGGGACAACCTCCAGAACCTGTTACAGGTAGACGATATACTGCTATCTGTAAACCTGTAAATGTAAATTTAGATAACCCTAATTTAAGAGTATTTTAATGAACATATTTCAATATATATGGTATAAACTAAGAGAAATAGATTCTATGTATTATGAAGTATTAGCTTATGCTATAATAACTGGTTTAGTTTGTGGTGGCTTTAGTTGGATAATAGGTTTATTGTAGATGGCACTCAATGAAAAACAAGAAAAATTTGCACAGAACTACATCCTTCACAGAAATGCAACAGAAGCTGCGAAAGCTGCAGGGTATGCTAAAGAATCTGCGTACAATCAAGGTTATAGATTATCACAAAATGAAGAAGTTAGAGAAAGGATTCTGGAATTAGAGCAGAGTCTTGAAACTAATGTAGATGTTATTACTGAGATAGAGAAACAATATGAGTTTGCAAAAGCAAATGGTCATACTAATAGTGCTATTAAAGCTTTGGAGTTACTGTCTAGAGTTAGAGGTAATAAGAATGAGAAAGAAATTGATATGTCTCCTGAAGGATTGGAAACAACTATTATTGAGAACCTACAAATACTTGGTAGAAAAAAAGTAATGGAACTTGTAGATAGATGTGACTTTACTTTACCGATAAAATTAGATACAGAACAGCACCAACAGCACCAAGAAAAAACAGAAGAAGAACACCAAGAATAAGGTTCTCTATTTTCTGTGCTTGTTTTCTTTTAGCTTCTTTGATTGCTTCTTTTTTCTTTAATCGTATATCAGCTTGTATACGTAAAACTTCATTCCATGCATTTGGACCATAAGATAGATTTACAAAGTTACGTAAATCATTTTCCATCTGTTGTGCTTTTTTAAGAGCAGCAAAAGACTCTAATGCTTCCTCTTCAACAGAGCCAAAAGACCTGCCTTTAGCTTTATTATGTCCTTCCTTAACATCTTGAATAGCACCCATCCATCTGCCAAGGTCTTTTGACATGCTTTCAATTTCTTTTCCAACTTGGAAACCTTTTTTAATTGCATTATATGCTGTAGTTGCAGCAGCAATCGCTGATACAGGGTCCATATCATTATCCTATTTGTAAGACCATATCCAAGGTCTTGGACTTGTTACTGATTTTCTAGGCATAGTATCTATATGTATAAATCTTTTACCATGCACACCATTTTGTTTTACACCTATACCTGTAAAGCCTAACTCCATAGCTAACTTAACTATCTCATAAGCTTTGTGTCCAGAGCATACAACATCTACAGCACAACCTTTTAAATGTGCAGATTTTGTACTACCACCTATAGCCATATTATGTGCTTCACTTCTGTAACCAGAACTAATTTGCATAGGTTGATTTAATTTTTCTCTTAGCTTAATAAGTTTATCCATAAACTTTTCATCCATGCGTATCTCACCAGTACCTTGACATCTTAATTCATCTTCAGAAAAATACTTCCACCTAGTATGCAATCTTACCTCCTTTTTTACGAGCAACAGCACCAAAGCCACGTAAAGCTTTTCCTACTCCTAGTAGACCACCTTTACTTCTTTTTATTGTACCACCTTTTTTCTTATAGCCCATATTGTTTCTAACAGATGTTGGTAAATTTGGTAAACCTTTGTTACCTGCAGGTATATCTTTTAACACAGTTCCTCCTATATTTTTTTTAATTAGTCCACCTTTTTTTAAAATCTTTAATGGATTGTTTATTCCTGCTCCTTGTTTCAAAGCAACATTAATGGTGGAAGTTGGATTTTTTTTTAAAAAATTAACTGTATCTTGTAATGTATTAATTAATTCTTTTTTCTTTAATGAGTCCATATTAGAACTATTTATTTGTTTAGTAATAGATTGACTATTATTTTTAAAATCTTTTATTAATCTACGAGTTAATAATATTTTAGTATCTTTAGATACTTTAGGTTTTGTTGTTGTAGTTTTTTTTGGTTTTGTAGTTTGTTTTGTTGTTGATTTTTTAAGTGATGGTACCCTTGTTAAAGTTTCTTGAACTGATAATTCTTTAGGTTTTTTTGTATCAACCACCTTAGGCTTTTCTGTTTTAACTGTTTTAGATTTTGTTTCTTTCTTAACTACTTTAGATTTAGTATTAGTAGGTTTACTTATAACAGACTTTTTCTTACCATTTCCTCTTAACACTTTAGTAAAAGCAGCAGCTAAATTTTTATTATCACCTTTAGCCATCTCTTGTATAACTTTTTGTTTATCATCAAAAGACAAATTTAAATTTTTAATTTGTTTACTATTATTAACTTTTTGTTTTGCTATTTTAAGTTTGTCAACACCACTTCTTTGTACAGGAGGTGTTGGTGTTTTCTTTTTAATTATTTTATCTA